AGGCTGGATATGCGACAATCATTATAGAAGTATCGCGTGACCCAGAAGGTAACGGCGGTGGCTTTTTATTCATAGGAGAGAGCGATGACTAGGTACGTCCTTGATACACACACATACATAGAACTCTATAGCTCACTAGCTGAGGCATTCGTAGATGATAACGAAATCATTGCCAAGGATGGTGACATAGGCAGGACAGAGGCAGGTGATGACCAGTTTATAGACAACTGCAATATCGTAGAGTCCATCCTGCTTGAGTGTGGGATTGTTAAAGAAGGCGAGACAAGGTTCAGCATTACAGGAGATGACGATGACAGTTGAGGATATTATAGATGCTTATATGTACACTAGTGTAAGCATGACAGAACTATCACTACGTTCTGGTTGGACTACTTACGAACTCAAAACCTTATTGTGGAACTAATGTATCCACTCATGCAAATATACAGGAGGCTGTTATGAATGTACTAAGTTTGTTTGACGGTATGTCATGTGGACGTATCGCGTTAGATAAAGCAGGTATCAAGGTAGATAAGTACTATGCCAGTGAGATAGATAAGTATGCTATCCAAGTTGCAAAGGCTAACTACCCTGACACAATACACCTTGGCGATGTACGGGAAATCCAGGCTGCATCACTAGGGTCAATAGATTTACTCATCGGAGGCTCACCGTGTCAGGGATTTTCGTTTGCTGGGAAAAGATTAAATTTCAGCGACCCTCGTAGCCAACTGTTCTTTGAATATGTGCGACTGCTCAAGGAACTCAAGCCCACCTATTTTCTGCTTGAGAATGTACGCATGACCAAGGAGTGTGAGGCTGTCATTACTGACATCTTAGGTGTCGAGCCTGTTGCTATCAACAGCAACCTAGTGTCAGCGCAAAACCGCTATCGTTTATACTGGACTAACATTCCATTCGATGTACCTGCCGACAAGGGCATCATGCTCAAGGACATTCTTGAGGATGGTATTGTAGACCGTGACAAGGCTCACTGCATTGACGCTAACTATTTCAAGGGTGGTAATCTCAAGTCATACTTTGAGAAGCACAGGCGACAGCTTGTCTTTAGTGAGGATGGCCTATGCCATGTCGGAGATGCTGACCTCAGTGGTCACGCTTACCTCAAGCGTGTGTACCATGCAGATGGCAAGGCACCTACTCTATGCGCTAGTCGAGGTGGTAACCAAGAACCCAAGGTGTACTTACAACCTCACTCATGGCGCAAGCTTACACCCTTAGAATGCGAGAGGCTCCAGACTGTACCCGAAGGCTACACCAACCACGTTAGCAACACGCAACGCTATCGTATGTTAGGCAACGGCTGGACTGTCGATGTTGTCTCTCACATATTCAAATCTATACACGAGTGTAACTCATTCGACCACGATTGGAATGACACATCAATCATGCAGGAGGTAGCGTAATGCAGAACGCTATACTTCACAACAAGATAGCTGTTTGGTTCTCATGTGGTGCGGCTAGTGCTGTGGCAGCCAAGCTGACATTGGAGAAGTACGGCTCCACTAATGATGTTCGTATCATTAACAACCCAATAGCTGAAGAGGATAAAGACAACCACAGATTTCTATTAGATGTACAGCAGTGGTTGGGTGTCGAAGTAGAGATAGCAACAAACAAGGACTACCCTAATGCCTCGTGTGTAGAGGTGTGGGACAAGCGAAAGTTTATGTCAGGTGTAGCAGGTGCGCCATGTACATTAGAGTTAAAGAAGAGAGCTAGACAACAATGGGAGGAGAGACATAGACCAGACTGGCATGTGCTTGGATTCACATTAGAGGAACAGAAGAGACACGATAGGTTCACCTTAACAGAGAGGGCTAACGTAATACCTATTCTCATTGAGGCAGGTGTCACAAAGAATGACTGTTACTCCATACTGCATAACAACGGTATCGAACTGCCTAACATATATAAACGTGGGTATCCCAACGCTAACTGTATCGGGTGTGTGAAGGCTACCTCTCCCACCTATTGGAACTTAGTACGCGAGAAAGACCCTGATGTATTCCAGGATAGAGCAGAACAAAGCCGTAGGATTGGGGCTAAGTTAGTTAGACATAAGGGGGAGCGTATCTTTCTTGACGAGCTACCATCAGATGCTAAAGGCAGACCCTTAAAGAGTTTAGATTTTGAATGTGGAATATTTTGTGAGGAGGTAGCGTGATGAGTAAAGATAAAACCGTTAAGCTAGAACTAACACCGATAGAGGCTAACGCCCTGATGGTGATGATAGAGAGTGAGATGGAAACAACATTTACATACGGTGTCATTGACCCGATTAACGAGTGGGAAAGTATACACCTGTATGCATACCAGCTACTAGCCTATCAAAAATTCAAGACATGGTATCAGGAGAATAATGTGTAATGACTAAAACGGTAGCACCATACATCACCATGATGAGAGAATCAGGATGGCGTGACGTAACATTTAAGCAGGCTCATCGTGCGCTGCGTATGAAATTAGAGGATGCTCACTGGGAGGAGCAGGTTGTAAACCCCAACCTACATACGATGTACGCCTATTATAATGAGCGTATTGCTAATGGCGCAGAAAATTCTATTGCTTATTGGACAAATAAATGATTGACTATATCTCGCCGCCAGTGTATAATGTGTACACCTTGAAATAATTAAGAGGAGATTTTGTGCAATCTACAGAACTATTAATATTATATGTAGAATTACTGGCACTACTGCCAGCCTTGCTGGTAGTATTCGTAATCATATCATCACTAATTTATAGGAGATAGTTAAATGCTGCAGGATAATCAGATTCTAGCCAGTTATTTATTTAAAAGTAAAACGCCTGTCTACCTCGCAGAGGATAACAACTGGGAGAACCTTGAGACAGGCCCGCCTTCTAAAGTTACAACCCTTTAGAGAGCAAGCTTCGTCGAGGAAACCGACGTTAAAACTTAAACCCACCTAACTTAACATTTAATACAGGGGGTAGGGCATTGCTCTTCACGTTTTTTAACTATGAGATTTGTATACACACATGCACTTTATTTACTAGCCAAGATAAAAGATGGGGTGTAAGTATGCACCATAAAAACCCAGACACTTGGCTACACATTGGAAGAGGAGTAACAATAGTTGTCTCTAAAATTATCGAATCTAGCCAGAGTAATGGAAGAGTTTCGAAAATTTGATAGCGAGATGCAATCGCAAACAATACTTGCTTTTATAATCGTTGCTAACAAACGTAGTCAGAACTCAACTGTTTCAATAGGAGAAGTAGGTGCCTTACTAGGTATCACCTCAGCATCTGCAAGCAGAAACATAGCAGCCTTGACTGCCTTTTCCAGGCATCGGAGAAAAGGGCATGACCTTATCACCACCTATGAGAACCCTGAGTTTCGGGTAGAAAAATTCATAGAGTTAACTGAGAAGGGTAAGGCTTTAGTAACTAGGTTAGAGGATATCATATGAGTATCACACCAAGGGGTAACGGCTTTCAAGTTTATGTAGCTGTTAACGGTAGTAAGTTTCGCCGTACTGTATCCACTCGCGGCGAAGCTACATCACTGGAGCAATCAGCAAGGCAGGCCTTAATGTTAGGCAAGCCTGTCCCAAGCGAAGGCATTACTGTCTCTCACACTTGGGGTCTGAAGGAAGCTGCAGACAAATGTTATAAGATGAATTGGGTAGGTACTAAGTCAGAGTCCAAGCTCATCTTAGTAATGAACGAGGTAGTCAAGTGGTTCGGTAAGGATAGAAGTATATCCGACATAACAACTGAGCTAGTTGATGAGTTCATTATGGAACAGAAGACAAAGCGCAGGGCTAACGCGACTATCAATAGAAAGCTTGCCTGTCTTTCTAAGATACTACGCTTCTCAAAAGAGAGAGGTAAACTACCAAACGGTATGCCCACCCTGTCACGCCAGAAGGAAGGCATGAATAGGATACGCTTTCTTTCAACGCAAGAAGAACAGCAGTGCTTAGACACATTAGAAAGCTGGGGCTTCACAGAACTTTATGATGCTTTCGTTGTATCAATAGACGTAGGCATGAGAGCAGGTGAGATGGCTAAGCTAGATGCAAAGTGTATTGACAAACATGGCGTGTACCTGGTGGACAGGAAGAATGGTATGCATGGGCTAGTGCCTCTCACTACTCGCGCACGTCAATCCCTTGAACGTAGGGTTGCAGTGGCTGGCGGTGGCAAACTCTTTGGTACTTTCCCACGCTCAAAGTGGCATCGGGTTATTAACCATCTAGAACTAGAAGATGTTGTCTGGCATACCCTAAGACATACTACTTGCAGTCGCCTTGTGCAGCGTGGTATGCCCCTTGTGCATGTCAAAGAATGGATGGGTCACAAGGCTATCCAGACTACAATGAGATACGCACACCTCGCCCCAAAAAATCTAGAGGTTGGTGTATCTTTACTAGAGCAGGTAGATTAATTATACCTGTTTAAACTTTGTGTCCTTAGCAGTGTCCTAAGTGGCGTAAATAGAGAGAGATAAATAGAATAGAAAATATATAGGATTTAATTTCCTTAGCTTTTTCAGATACTTATACGATGGGGGCATGGTGAAATTGGTATACACAACAGACTTAAAATCCCTGCCTCCCTTTCTCCACTTCTGTAAATACTACATAAACATATAGCCACCAACGGCTGTAACCCCCAAGGGTAGACATTATATATTGTTACACGAGTGTAACGGACTTACTATATAGGACACAATCTGGTGTCCTAAGTGGCGTAGGAGATAACATGCCGACATTAGAAGAGCAGTTAGAACTAGAAGAGCAGATGCTTAGTGATGGTGTCAGTCGATACCAAAGCAACACAAACAAACTAATAGAGAAGGGTATCGAATCTAATACACAGCATGGCCGGGCTATGATTGCTGCCATCGTCAATGCTGTAGCTGATGGGGTATCTGATATTCAAAGAGACGTTACAAGTAATCGGGATATTACTAGAAAAAATTTACAGGGAATGGATGCCCACCAAGTTGCATACCTATCCCTTATCACAGTAGTCGATGAAGTATCCAAGAGGTTTACCTTAATGAAGGTAGCCAAGAGCCTTGGGTCTAACATCGAACTACAGAAGAGGCTTAGCCTTTGGGTTGAGGCTGAGGGTAAGTCAGCAATCAACGTAATCAAGAAGGCCAACGAGAAATCTAGCAAGCTACATAAGAGACAAGGCCTAGTCCATAAGATGAACAAGGATGGTTACAACCATACTGAATGGACTAACGAAGAACGTATCCATGTAGGTATGAGGTTGGTAGATAAGATTATTATAAAGACAGGGTTGGTCAGGCTAACCAAGTCAGTGAAGAAGAATAAAACTATTACCTATCTGGAAGCTACCCCCGAAACTCTGGCTTGGGTTCAGAAGTTTAACACACATCAAGAAGTTATGAAGCCACGTTATGCTCCATCACTCATACCCCCTAGAGATTGGGACGATGTAATTGGTGGGGGATACCACAGTCAAGTCATCAATCAACTACCAATCGTGAGGGTACACTGATGAAGAAAAAATCTAGAGAGTATCTTGATAGGCTACGCCAGCAAGACATGAGTGTGGAGTATCGCTGCATCAATGGACTCCAGCGCACCCCTTGGTCAATCAATAAGCCTGTGCTTGAGGTAATGAGAACAGCATGGGACAGCGGTGAAGAGTGGGCTGGCCTCCCTCCTCGTGAAGACTTACCCTTACCTGTGTACCCATTCGATAAAGACCCGCAGGAAATGAGCGAGGCAGAGAAGTTACTGTTCAGAGATTGGTCGAGCAAACGCAACCGTGTGTACCAAGCGAATGGTAAGTCAATGTCACGGCGTATCCAGGTGGAGCGTACACTACAGCTTGCCAACCACTACGCCAAGTACGATGAGTTTTACTTTGTGTGGCAACTGGACTTCCGTTCACGCAAGTATCCTGTCGAGTCCTTCATGTCACCGCAGGTTGCCGATTGGGGTAAGGCTCTTATTGGATTTACATACGGCTTCCCTATCAACGATGCAGGAGATGCTGATTGGCTCGCCATTCACGGTGCTAACCTGTTCGGTAATGACAAGGTATCCTTTGCTGAGCGTATCCAGTGGGCATGGGATAGCGAGGATGACATAGTAAAGGTAGCTGAGAACCCACTTGATTACATGTGGTGGACGCAGGCCGACAAGCCTTGGCAGTTCCTTGGCTGGTGTATGGAATGGTACGGCCTACTACGACAGGGCTGGGGATACTACACCCACCTACCCTGCGCTGCTGATGGTAGCTGTAATGGACTACAGCATCTAAGTGCAATCCTGCTTGATGAGCAGGGTGGTAGGGCTACTAACTTAATACCATCAGATGCACCGTCAGATATATACACTGATGTAGCAATTAGGGCTGAGACTTTAGTAAAGCAAGATGCCCAAGATGGTAATGAGATGGCTAAGAAATGCTTAGAGTTTGGCATCACTCGCAGTCTAACCAAGAGGCCTGTGATGATTACTCCTTACAGTGGCACACAACACGCTTGCCGTGAGTACATCCAAGACGCTATCGCTGATAGGATTGAGAAGAAGGGAGACAGTAACCCCTTTGGTGATGACTACTTTGAAGCCTCGCTCTACCTCAGCCGACATATTTGGCAGGGTATTAACGAGACTATCTCATCAGCCCGGCAGGTAATGGACTACGTTAAGACCATCGGCTCACACTACGCTGATGCTAACAAACATATGGAATGGATAACGCCTACTAATTTTCTAGTTGTCCAGCCCTACCTCAATACTAAGAAGCGGAGGATAGAAACACACATTGATGGTAGTATTGTACGACTAAGCTATCAACAAGAACTAGAAGATGTGAACAGGTCACGCATAACTTCTGGTAGCTCCCCTAACTTTATCCATTCACTGGATGCAGCAGCCCTGACTGAGACAGTGGTGCGTTGTATGGATGGGGGGATGACTGACTTTGCTATGGTTCACGACAGCTATGGTACACATAGCCCTAACATGCCAGTGCTTAGTCAGGTTTTAAGAGAAGCCTTTGTTGAAATGTATCAGGAGAATGATGTATTACAACAGCTTCGTGACCATGCTTGTTACACTATAGGAGATAATACACTACCCCAACCACCAACAAAAGGTGGCCTAGATTTGAGCAAGATACTGGAATCACAGTACTTCTTTGCTTGAGTTCTAACCTTCCCCTATAGCCTATTAGTTACACTCAAGGAGACATTATGAGTAAGTATAAAATTGCAGAAGGTAAAGGTATCTGGGCTAAGGTCTTTGAACCAGATACAAAGTTTAATCCTGATGGTGTCTACTCAGTAGACCTATTAAAACCAGAGACAGATGCTGTAAAGATGAGTGAGTATCTTGAAGGCCTTGTGAACGAGCGCATGGCTGAAGAGATTAAGGCTAGTCCTAAGTACAAGGATAACCTGTCCACTCACCTCCCCTTTGAAAAAGATTTTGATAGGGATGGTAATGAAACTGGAAACATCAAGTTTAAGTTCAAGCTTGATGCCGTAGTCAAAGGACGTAACGGTGAGTTCAGCCAGAAGCCAGCAGTCATGGATGCCAAGCGTACACCAATGTCAGGTGATAATCTTATTGGTAATGGCAGTGACCTAAAGGTAGCCTTTGAACCTCGTACATACTTTATACCTGCATCTAAAACAGTAGGTGTAAAGCTCCATCTCCGTGGCGTACAAGTAATCAACCTCGTGTCTTATGGAGACAGTGCCTCAATGTTTGAGGATGAGGATGGATACACTGAAGCGGCTGTCGAAAAAGATGACCGACAGGACGTTCCCTTTGATACAGCAAGCGAGACAGTGAATGCCGAAGGGGACTTTTGAGCAGTACGTTATCTCTGACCTAGAAAGTAGGGGCGTTCCGTTTGCTTATGAACCACATAGCATACCCTATCGGGTGGAACGCCTCTACAATCCTGACCTCCTCATCAATGAAATTTACATAGAGATGAAGGGATACTTTCGACAGGATGCACAACGAAAGATGAAGGCAGTCAAGGCACAGAACCCTGAGCTAGACATACGCTTCATCTTTCAGAAGGCAACCTCGCCAGTTCAAGGCGCGAAGGTACGCAAGGATGGGACAAAGATGACGTGCGCTGAGTGGGCAGACCGTAATGGTTTTGTCTGGAGTGAAGGAACTTTGCCAGAGGAGTGGGCATAATGAAAAATGTTAAGTCAATCACAGTTAACCTACCAGTTACCATCAACGCTAACATCATTGATTGGGAGCTACTAGCTTATGAGATAGTAGAAGACCAGAACATTGAGAATGATGAGTTACGTTCCATAGCTAAGAATATGCGGTACGCTGCACAGATTGTGGAGGAAGGCATTGGAGGAGAGTAACTACATCCGAAAGGAAGCTTGCACTCACTGTGGTAGCTCTGATGCTAACGCTATCTACACTGACCACAGCTACTGCTTTTCCTGTGAGACATACGCCTTGCTTGGAGAGCCAGTAGAACCTACACCAGCCAACACTAATCTAGTTGATGGTCAGGTATGTTCGCTAAGTAAGCGTGGCATATCTAATGATACCTGCAAATTCTGGGACTACCGCATCGGTCAATACAAAGGACAGGCAGTTCAGATTGCTAACTACAAGAATGACAGAGGTAGAACCATTGGGCAGAAGCTACGCTTTGCCAACAAGGACTTCTTATATCTTGGAGATAGTAAAGACATTGGGCTGTATGGTCAGCACCTATGGCGTAGCACAGGTAAGATGGTGGTTATCACAGAAGGTGAAGTCGATGCCCTCTCTGTTAGCCAGTGCTTCAACAACCGTTGGCCTGTGGTCAGCCTACCTCAAGGCTGTGCGTCTGCTAAGAAGGCTATCAGTAAATCTATTGAATGGCTTGAGCAGTTTGAAACTGTAGTACTGTGCTTCGACATGGACGAACAAGGACGCAAGGCAGCTCACGAGGCAGCCCTACTCCTCAGCCCAGGCCGCGCCAAGATTGCTTCCCTACCTGCTGGGCATAAGGATGCAAACGATATGCTCAAGGCTAACCAGCAGAAGGCATTGCTTGATGCTATCTGGGGAGCCAAGAGTTTCAGACCTGACGGTATCGTAGATGGCGCAGACTTATGGGATGTGGTATCATCAACAGAAGATAAGGAAAGCGTAAGCTATCCCTATCAAGGCATAACAGATAAGACGATGGGTCTTCGCGTTGGTGAGATTGTCACTATCACAGCAGGTAGTGGCACTGGCAAGAGTCAGTTCACTAAGGAGATAGCACACCACCTGATACGCCAAGGCGAAACGCTGGGCTACATTGCCCTTGAAGAGAACGTCAAACGCACAGCCCAAGGCCTTATGTCCTTGTCAATCAACAAGCCTATTCATTTGGGTAACGATGGAGTCACAGAGGATGAACTTAAACTTGCCTTTAGCGACACTCTTGGCACTGGTAGGGTCTATCTCTATGACCATTGGGGTAGCACTGACTCTGATAATTTACTTCAGAAGGTACGCTACTTGGCTAGAGGCTGTGACTGTAAGTGGATTGTACTTGACCATCTCTCTATTGTAGTTTCGGGCATGGAAGGTGGTGACGAAAGACGTACCATCGACACACTTATGACCCAACTTCGTACACTCGTGGAGGAATTGCAGATAGGGCTGATACTAGTCAGTCACTTGAAGCGCCCATCTGGAGATAGAGGACACGAGGATGGAGCGCAAACCTCCATGTCTCAACTGCGTGGCTCTGCTGCAATCGGACAGCTAAGCGACATGGTGATTGGGCTGGAGAGAAACCAGCAGGATAAAGACAACCTTCACATAACAACCGCAAGGCTGCTCAAGAATAGATGGTGCGGCGTAACAGGAATCTGTTGCCACCTCGCCTACTCCTCAGATAGCGGCCGCATGACAGAAACGGTAATCGAAGATGACCAGCAAGAAACCCCTGACTTCTAAGAACGTACTTGTTCTCTACACAGAAGAACAACTCACCAAGGCATACCAAGATTTTCTAGAAGAGGTAGCCAGCCTAATGATTGAAGGCCATGACATGGGCAACGTGCCTACGCTTGAGGAGTTCCGTGTCATCTATGAGGAAGAGCAAGCAAGTTTATAATCACTCCAGCGAGAGGATACTATGACTACATATATAATGGACATCGAAGCCAACCACCTACTTCAAGACGTAACAAAAGTCTGGTGTGTTGTAATGAGAAACGCAGACACGGATGAGGTACATACCTTTAACCCTGATGAGATTGAAGCAAGCCTAGAGTTTATGAATAAGGCTGAGTATCTCGTTGGTCACAACCTAATAGACTACGACTTGAGAGTACTCAAGAAGCTGTACGGTTGGGACTACAAGGGTAAAGTGATTGATACATTAGTCTGCACTCGTACCATCTGGCCTCACATTGGAGAGCTAGATAGTAAGAGCAGAAACTTACCACAAAAATTAAGAGGCAGTCACAGCTTAAAGGCTTGGGGCTTTAGACTAGGGGAGTTGAAAGGTGATTTCAATACTGGCGGCGAGAGCTTTGAGATATACACCCCAGAGATGCTCACCTACTGCATACAAGATACTGCCTGTACCAAAGTACTCTACGATAAAATCAAAGCTAAGAACTTTAGCCAAGACGCTCTGGACTTAGAGCATAGACTGCACACCCTGCTCGTTAGACAGCAGGAGGCAGGCTTCCCCTTCCACGTTGAGAAGGCACAGAAGCTACATGCTACCCTAGAAGGTAGACGCTCTGAGATACACACACAGCTAGTGGATACCTTTGAGCCTACCATTATTGAGATGAAGACTAAGACAAAGGTTCTTCCTTTCAACCCAGCATCACGCCCTCAGATAGCTGACCGCCTGATGAAACGGGGATGGGTTCCTACCTCATTCACTCCTACGAATGAACCCAAGGTAGATGAGAAGATACTAAAAGAAATAGATATACCAGAGGCACAGCTTGTCTCCGAATATCTAATGTTGAACAAGCGCATTGCTCAGTTAGCTACAGGCAACCAAGCGTGGCTCAAACTAGAAAAGGATGGACGGATACATGGACGTGTCAATCATATGGGTGCAGTTACATCACGTTGCACAGCGAACAATCCAAACATGCAACAGGTGCCAAGCCAGTCTGCTCCCTTTGGTAAAGAGTGCCGTGAGTTATTCTATGCGCCTAGCGGGTACAGTCTCCTTGGTGCTGATGCGTCAGGCTTGGAGCTTCGCTGTCTGGCTCACTACATGGCTAACTACGATGACGGTGCGTATGCACAAGAAGTTGTCAATGGTGATGTACACTCTAAGACACAGGAACTCGCAGGGTTACCTTCCCGGGCTACAGCCAAGACTTTCATTTATGGATTTCTTTACGGTTCGGGCGATGAGAAGACAGGCCAGATTATTGGCAAGGGTGCTACGGAAGGTAAGAAGATAAAGGCTAAGTTTCTTCGGAAGCTACCTGCCCTCAAGAAACTAAGAGATGCTGCCTCCTCTGCTGCTAGTGACAGAGGCTGGGTCAAGGGATTGGATGGACGTATCATACCTATACGCCACGCCCACGCCAGCTTGAACACTATCCTTCAGAGTTGTGGAGCTATTATATGTAAGCGTTGGTACGTCACGATTGAAGCACTGCTACGCCTTAAAGGGTACACGAGTGTAGATGTTACGGTTGTAGCATTCATTCACGATGAAGTCCAAGTCCTTGTTCGCAACGGACTAGAGGATGAAGTCGGTAAACTAATTCAACAAGCGATGAAGGATACCGAAGCTTACTACAAGTTTCGATGCACCTTGGACAGTGAGTACTCATATGGAAATGACTGGTCTTCAACCCACTAAAGCTAACCGTAAGAAGTTTGATATTGATTTGGCATACGGCAAGGTTCGTGAGCAAGAGGTAGCTGACATGCTACAGGATAAAAAGATTGAGGTGAAGAGTGAGCGAGGTGTTTGGTACAACTCAGGAAACATTGCCATCGAGTATGAAAGCTACGGCAAACCCTCTGGCATAGCAGCCACTGAGTCTGACTACTGGTTTCACAACCTGTGCCTTGGTGACACTACCTTCGCCACCCTTGTATTTAAGACAGACGTACTCAGAAACATCATCAATCAACTAGACCATATTCGTAGCGTCAATGGTGGTGATGGGTACAAGTCTAAGATGTACCTCCTTAACCTTGAGAAGCTTTTCTCCACTGATGTAATAAAGGCACTGAAGAATGGACTTTGATTTTATCTTTAAACTAATCGTAACCGTTTGTTTCTTTGGTGTCAGTACAGCACTTGTCTTGAAGTGGGCTGTTGGAGCGTACCTAGATTACGTCCAAGTCATGGAAGGCATACGCATTATCACTATGGAAGAACATAAAGAACGAGACATGAGAGGGGACAGTGATGCTAATTATTGATGCTGACATTGTAGCATATAGAGCAGCTACGTCCTGTGAACATCCTATTCATTGGGGTGATGGGCTATGGACATTACATGCCTTTGAGCAAGACGTGGGTACATACATTAGTATGTTCATAGATAACTTAGTAAAGGAATCTGGTGCTACTAAAATACTATGTTGCCTTTCTGATAAGGAAAACTTCCGTAAAGAAATAGCCTCTTTCTACAAAGCTAACAGGGCTGACACTCGTAAGCCTATGCTTCTTGGCTACGGTAGACAGTACATCCAAGACAACTGGGATACCACAATCATAGAGAAGCTTGAGGCTGACGATGTTATTGGCATCACAGCTACAGCGCAGGACAACTGCATCATCTGGTCAGAAGATAAAGACCTTATGACTGTACCCGGCACTCACCTAGTCAAGGGTGAGATAGTTGAGGTGACTATTGATGAGGCAGACCACCTATTCTACACGCAGATTTTAACAGGTGATACAGCCGACAACTATAAGGGTTGCCCCGGTATTGGAGCCGTGAAAGCTGAGCGTCTACTAACCCCACCAGAGGGAGAGACAGCTACTAATGTGTGGCGTTGGTCACAAGTTGTTAAGGCTTTTGAGAAGGCTGGTCTTAATCAAGATGAAGCCCTCCTCCAAGCAAGACTTGCATACATCAAGAGAGAGTTAGGAACTGAGCTATGGCAACCACCCAGCTAAGGCATGAAGCATACATGAAGAAAATGGCAGAGGAGATGGACGTTGTTAATAAACCGAAACACTACAACCAGAGCGGTGTCGAGTGCATTGACGCAATCGAAGCGGCGACAGGTACAGGCTTTGAGTCCTACCTCCAAGGTAACATTATCAAATACCTCTGGAGATACAAATACAAAAACGGAGTTGAAGACCTCAAAAAAGCACAGTGGTACTTAAACAAATTAATAGAGGTAACAGATGATTAACTTCCAAGAATACCAAAGCAAAGCTTTAACAACTGCAGTCTACCCCAAAGTATATAACATATCTTATCCCGCCTTGGGATTAGCTGAAGAGGCTGGGGAGGTAGCTGGCAAGATTGCCAAAATGATGCGCGATAAAATTAGCATTGCTGACCAGAAAGATAAGATTGAAGCAGAGATGGGGGATGTCCTTTGGATGTTAGCCGCCCTCGCCCATGACTGTGGGCTTAGCTTACAGACAGTCGCAGAAAAGAACGTAGATAAATTACAAGCACGCCAGAAGGCAGGGACACTGCATGGTGAGGGAGATAATAGATGAGCATACCAAACCAACACTATGGCATGAGCCTACCCCTGTCTGAGGAAATTGACACAGTTAAGTACAGACAAACAGGGGAAAGCTTTTACGATAAGATTGTCCGTATCGCAGCCTCACTCAAGGATAGCCCAGACCACTTTGAAACATTTAAAGATGCACTACGCCACCTTCGGTTCCTCCCTGCAGGTAGAGTACAGAACGCAATGGGTGCTGCCCGACAGACTACAGCTTATAACTGCTTTGTGTCAGGACATATCGAGGATTCAATGGAGTCCATCATGGAGAAGGCTACTGAATCTGCCTTCACTATGAAGAAGGGTGGAGGTATCGGGTATGACTTCAGCCGACTACGCCCTCGTGGTGACAGGATTGTTACCTTAGACAGCCGTTCTAGTGGGGCTGTAAGCTTCATGGGTATCTTCGATGCCGTGTGCCAGACTATTGCCTCATCAGGCCACCGCCGTGGCGCACAAATGGGTGTCCTCCGCATTGACCACCCAGACATCGAACAGTTCATTGCGGCAAAGCATAACTCAGACCAACTTACAGGGTTTAATATCTCAGTAGGTGTGACTGATAAGTTTATGGAATGTCTGAAAAACGACACCCCATTCCCACTAGTGTTTGAAGGTAAAGTCTACAAAGAGATAGACCCCAAAGCTTTATGGGATAGGATTATGAACAGCACATGGGACTGGGCTGAACCTGGTGTGTTGTTCATTGATACTATTAACAACAAAAACAACCTAAAGTACTGTGAAACAATAGAAGCTACTAACCCATGCGGTGAGCAGCCCTTGCCCCCGTATGGTGCATGTCTTCTTGGTTCGTTTAACTTAACTAAGTATGTAACAGATGGTACATTTGACTTTGGTTTATTCACTGGTGACATTCACACTGTAGTTCGTGCGATGGATAATGTCGTTGATAGAACAATTTATCCTCTACCTCAGCAGGAAAGAGAAGCTAAGAATAAACGCAGGATGGGACTAGGTGTTACTGGTCTTGCTAACGCTGCTGAGATGTGTGGTTTACCTTATGCTTCAGCACAGTTTATGGCGTTTACTGAAGAGGTGATGACTGTCCTTCGTGACCATTGCTACTCAGCATCGGCTGACCTTGCAGAAGAGAAGGGTTCTTTTCCCCTATATGATGAGTATCATTACCTGCAGTCTGAGTTTATCCAGACCTTATCTCCTTGGGTTATTGAGAAGATAAAGGAAAAGGGAATTAGAAACAGTCACTTAACTAGCATTGCTCCCACAGGAACAATCTCTTTGACAGCAGACAATGTATCGTCAGGCATCGAACCTCCCTTTAGTAACTTCTATGACCGTACAATCCAGCAGTTTGACGGGCATACCATTGAACGTGTTGAGGATTATGCTTTTGCACAAGGCTATAAGGGACGCACAGCCAATGAGATTACAGCACAAGAACACCTAGCTGTGCTTGCACTTGTCTCAAAGTATGTGGACTCAGCCGTATCCAAGACCTGTAATGTTGGTGACCAAGTTACCTATGACGAGTTCAAGAAACTATATGAAGACGCATGGAAGCTTGGCTGTAAAGGAATTACGACATTCCGTGCCAGCGGTAAAAGATATGGAATTTTGAATGAGGTGAAGGATAGTGACAACGATAATAAAGCTGAAGCTTGTTTCATTGACCCCAGCACAGGACAAAAAGAATGCGGTTAATTCAAACCTTCCCCTATAGGTACTATCATTATGAAAATATTCAATGATGCCCCTACTTTATCTGGGGAACTTCTTAATCACATTAAAGATTTGTTCCCTAACCAACTTCCAGCAAACGAGATTTCTATAGAGGAACTCCGTTACCTGCAAGGCCAGCAGTCTGTAATGAATAAGCTGGAAGAGTTGTACAACCAAAATTTTGAGGAATAAACCAATGTGTATGTCTAGACCTAGTTCACCCAAGCCTGTTGTGCAGGCACAAGCAGCCCCCCTTACCTCTGAACGTCCAGAGTTTGAAACAGAGATGGCTGAAATGGAAACCCAATCTGATGTCAATGCCAAGAAGAAGAAAGGCAAAGACAAGTTAAAGATTGCCAAAGACCCTTCAATAGCCATGAACACTGTATCAGGTACAGGAAGTTCTGCTGGCTCAGGCGTTAACATAGGATAGTAAAATGGCTTTAGAGATTAGCGAAGGCACTGCCGCAAAACGCTATGCTATGTGTGAAGCATCAAGAGATGTCTTCCTACAGCGTGGACGAGATGCCGCAGAATTGACCATCCCTACTCTCCTGCCCCCTGATGGACATTCGGGTAGCACAGTGTACACAACCCCCTATCAAGGGGTGGGAGCAAGAGGTACTAACAACCTAGCCTCGAAGCTCCTCCTTACACTACTACCTCCTAACAGTCCGTTCTTTCGCCTAACCATTGATGACTTTGACCTTGCTGAACTAGCAGGCTCTGATGCTCGTGGTGCAGTTGAAGAGGCCTTGTCTCGTATTGAACGTGCAGGGATGCAGGAGATAGAGTCCAAAGCAATGCGTGTACCTGTGTTTGAAGCACTCAAACAACTCATCGTTACAGGTAACGCCTTACTCTACATGCCAAAGAATGGTGGTATGAAGGTATTCAAGCTTGACCGTTATGTTGTTAAGCGTGATTCAATGGGCAATGTTTTGGAAATTTTGACGAAGGAGAGTGTTAACGCACTTATGCTCCCTCAAGAAATTCGTGAGGTATTAGAAACCTCTGATACAGAAATGAAAAACCTTGAGCTTTACACACACACCATTCGTGTGAACAAAGGCTGGGAAGTTTACCAAGAGGTAAAGGGAATAGAAATTCCTGGTACTCGTGGTAAATTCAAAGAAGAAGAATGCCCCTTCATACCCCTACGTTTCACTCGTGTAGATGGCGAAGATTATGGAAGAGGTTACGTTGAAGAATACATTGGTGACTTGAGAAGCCTTGAGGCTTTGACAAAGGCTATTGTTGAGGGGGCTGCGGCCTCATCTAAGATACTGTTCCTTGTCAAACCAAACGGCACAACCAAGACCAGAACCCTAGCGGAAAGCCCCAACGGTGCTATCGTTAGTGGGGATGCCGCTGATGTTTCTACCTTGCAAGTACAAAAGGGCGGCGACTTTAGGGTTGCGCTTGAAACAGCACGGACAATCAACGAGAGAATATCCTACGCCTTCCTTATGAATAGTAGCGTACAGCGTCAAGCTGAGCGTGTTACTGCAGAGGAAGTACGTTTCATGGCTCAGGAGTTAGAGTCTGCCCTTGGTGGCGTGTACTCAATCCTGTCTCAAGAACTACAGATGCCTTTGATTAAGACTATCATGGCTACCCTTGAACGCTCAGGTAAAATGCCCAAGCTTCCCAAGGGTGCAGTCAAGCCTACGATTGTCACAGGTATTGAAGCTCTAGGTAGAGGACAAGACCTTAATAAACTTGCTACATTCCTGCAATATTTACAGCCTTTAGGGGCGCAGGTAATAGCGTCTGAAATGAATATCTCAGATTACATTGACCGACTTGGCGCAAGTCTGGGGATTGATACCAACGGTCTTATTAAGTCTGAAGAGCAGAAGGCACAAGAGAAAGCCCAAGCTATGCAAATGCAACAACAACAGCAGCAGATGCAGATGATGCAACAGATGGCTGTTAAAGGCACACCTGAGATGATTAAGCAAGGCGCGGCTCAAATGCCAGCAGGAGAAGAATAATGATACCGTTACTAGTACAAGCAGCTCGTGTTGTAGGCATGGCAGCAGCTAAAAAACTTATGAAAAGTGGGGGAGTAAAGGCTCTACAAAAATTACTCACTAGGACAGCAGGACAAAAGAAGGTTCAAAAGGCTGCCCAAAGTACAAGTGAGTATGCAAAAGGTAAAGCAAAGGGAGCGGCGGTTGGGGCTACTGTAGCTACTGCAGCTACTGCTGGTAAAAAAGCTACCGAAACTCCTAAAGCAAAAGCAACTAATCCATCCAGTGCAGATTCACGCACTAACCCCAAGGATTATCCTACTTACAAATCCCCCACCAAATCAGCCAAATCTTTTAGAGAGGCGTTTGCTAAGGCAAGTAAGGAAGGTAAGAAAACTTTTACTTGGGAAGGGCGTAAGTACACTACTGAGAAAAAGAAATAGGTAAACATGGCAGACAGTTTAAACACACATGATTTAGATGCAGGGGCTGAGCCTGCAGAGCATACTTTAGCTATGCTAGAAAAAGCAGAACAAATAGAAAAGAACAATAACCCTGACCGTCCTGATTGGCTTCCTGAGAAGTTTGCTTCTGTTGAAGCTATGGCTCAAGCCTATACTGCTCTTGAGCAAAAGATGGGTAAGCCAGAACAAGAGGCTCCTCCTATCGAAGAGCCACAGGAAGAACTACCAGAAGCCGCCTCCTCTGATGGAGGTGATGTAGCTGAGGTATTAGATGGGGTAGGCCTTGACTTCGATGTATTTCAACAGGAATACAATGAGAATGGCTCTTTAAGTGCGGAGGCATACCAAGCTCTAGATGAAGCTGGGTTCCCCCGTAGTCTTGTCGAAACTTATATCCAAGGACAAGAAGCACTAGCGTCCTCTGCTACTGGCGAAATGTATGACATTGCTGGTGGAGAAGAAGGTTACACTAGTATGATGGGATGGGCAGCTGACAATCTGTCTCCATCAGAAATAGACGCATATAATGCTACCGTAGATAGTGGAGACTCAGGCATCACACGCCTAGCAATACAGGGTCTGGTAGCAAGGTATCGTTCCGAAGTAGGCACAGAGCCTAACTTAGTTGAAGGCACTACTGGTGCTACTTCGGGTGGGAGATTTGAAAGCGCGGCAGAGGTAACTGCTGCCATGCGTGACCCCAGATACCAAAATGACCCCGCCTACCGACAGAGAGTGGCTCAAATGATGGCACGTTCTTCGGTATTCTAACTGTCTCCATGTGGGATTGGGGGTTTCGTACCCCCTCTCCTTCTAAGCGCATCATATTGGTGTTCTTAGAAGGGGAAACCCTAACACACAGCCAACATAACAAACGATTACCCCTGACCTGCTGCGGCAGACAATCTTGGCGAAAGGATGTGATGATTGCTGAGTGTACTTTAACTCAACAACATTACTAAGAGGTAATTAAAATGGCATCAGCCGCTTCAAACCCAGCTTACTCCGTAAGTTTCCAGGGTCAAAACAATCTGTCAGGTGACGTAAGAGATTTATTTCTCAAGCTTTACGCTGGCGAAGTTCTAACTGCTTTTGAAGAGAAGAAAATCATCTCTGATAAAGTTCGTACTCGTACAATCTCAAAAGGTAAGTCTGCTTCATTCCCAATGACAGGCCGTGCCTCTGCCGAATATCTCACACCAGGAAATGAAATCACTGGTGGGTCTATCCGTGCAGGTGAGCGTATCGTAACTATTGATGACTTGCTCATCTCTAGCCAGTTCATTGCTAACATTGATGAAGCAATCAACCACTACGATGTACGTTCAATCTACTCTAAGGAAGCTGGTATTGCATTGGCTAATGAAGCTGACCGTAACGTAGCTCGTATGCTCGTTAAGGCCGCTTTGTCTACCAACGCTACTCGTGCCGCTGGCCTAGTCCAAGACTACAAGGCGTTCTCAGAGGAAGACTTTACAGATAACGTCACTATTGGGTCTACGAATGCCCACGATATTGACGCATCGCACATTGCTCAGGCAATCTTCAATGCTCGTAAAGAGATGGAGAAGAAGAACGTACCAATGGATGGTGCATGTGTTCTCCTTCCACCTGACCAGTACTACGCATTGCTAGATGTTACTGATGGCAACAAGCTTGTGTACATGAACCGCGACTTCGGTGGTAATGGTTCTATTGCAGCCGCTAATGTTCCAAACATTGCTGGTATGCCTGTGTACATGTCAAACCATGCTGACGTTACGAACCTGTACCACGCAAATGCGTTTACTGGCGGTAACGCTAACGAAGGTAAGACAGGCGACAACGCCCCACTTGCAAACACTGCAGGCTCAGGACGTACAACAGCTTACGACTTGCCTACTGCTAACGTGGATAGCGTGGACATCGTGGCAATCGCTGCGAAAATCCGTGGTTTCGTCTTCACCCCAGACGCTGTAGCTACTGTTAAGTTACTCGACTTGGGCATGGAGTCTGAGTACCAGATTAACCGTCAAGGCACTTTGATGGTTGCTAAGTATGCGATGGGACACAACGTCCTACGCCCTGCTTCTGCAATCGCACTCTTAGAAGCCTAAGTTTAACGGAGGGGGAGCTTAACGGCTCCTCCTTTTTTTGAGGATACACGATGTCGATTTTTGATAAAAATAAATACTCAAACGCTTCCACACCACCACCAGTTTCACCTGATAAACTAGACAAATATAAAAAAGATAAGAAAAAGAAGAAGAAAAAATAATGGGTATAGAACGAGGCGGTCATAACTTTAAGGGATTGCGTATACCTATTAGCACCCCCAATCACAAAACTAAATCACATGCTGTCCTTATTGGTACAACTAAAAAGCCTAAGCTTATTAGGTATGGTGAACAGGGTGCGGAGACAAACAAATCTGACAAACAACGTAAAGCTTTTGAAGACAGACATAAAAAGAACATAGCCAAAGGCGAAACCAGCGCAGCTTATTGGGCTAAAAAAACTAAATGGCAAGCATAGGAGGTTAGCATGGCGCAGACAACCAAGCTAGAAGCAGTCAACACAATGCTATCGGCTATCGGAGAAGCTCCTGTTACTGCATTGAACTTAGGTCTAGTCGAAGCTGACATTGCTGAAACCATTCTTGGCTCAGTTAGTAAAGAAGTACAGTCGCAAGGCTACTCCTTTAACCGACAGTTATCAGTAACATTCAACCCTGATACCGACGGTAACATTGTACTACCAGCAGATATATTGAGAGCAGATAGCACTCAAAAAACAGATAACCTAGACCTCGTACAACGTGGCCTAAAGATGTTTGATAGAGTGAACAATACATTCACAGTAGCTCAAACAGTATATTTAGATATTGTAACTGAATTAGAATTTATTGACCTACCCGAAGTAGTTAAACGCTACATCACAATACGAGCAGGACGTATCTTCCTTGACCGTGTTGTAGGCTCTTCCACACTACACGGTTTCTCAGAAAAAGACGAAGCACGGGCTTTATCTGAAATCAGGGACATGGAGGGAGAAGGTCAAGACTTCAATATCTTCAACAACTTTGACACATACAGCATCGTCAACAGGGTAGCACAGAGGACTGTCACATGACATTAATTAGTACGTCCATTCCAAACCTTATTAATGGTGTATCTCAGCAACCGCCTTCAGTAAGATTGGTGACACAGGCAGAGAAACAAGAGAATGGATTGTCTAGTGTCGTAGATGGCTTAACCAAAAGACCCCCAACAGAGCATAAAAACTTCTTCATCTCCAACTTGAACAGTCAACAACAGACTGACTTTGCTAATGCTTTCATCCACCCTATTCGGAACTCTGACAACTCGTTACACTTTCTAACGATACAGAAGGATGGTACGGTAACTATATGTAATAGCGAAGGCATAGTTCAGTCTCTAACAAATAATGGCTCTTCGTATTTATCAGGTCTTACCAACCCCTCTACAGAACTGACAGCTACTACGGTGGCTGACTTTACGTTTCTAGTTAACAAGACAAGAACAGTTACAAAGACTTCTGACGTATCTCCAGTCAGAAACCCAGAAGCTTTAGTTCATGTAGCAAAAGCTGATTACGCAGTTACATACACCCTAAAAATTAAAAAAGGGGGTACGACTTATTCACGGTCAATCACAACGATGGCTTCAGTACAGGATAGTACTTCATTGTCAGGTAATGCTGAAAAATCCATACAAACTAACCGTATAGCTCAGAACCTAAGATATAGTGCCTCAACTCAATCAACTTATTATGGTTCAACTGCAGGGGCAACAATTCCCGGTATCAGCTTTAGCCTATATGGAAACGTAATTCATATTAAGGGTGCTACCTCTAGCGATGATTTTACTGTTGAAGTAACGGACAGTCGAGGTGGTGAGCATCTTAGAGCCTTCAAGGGAGAAACCCCTGACTTTAAGAAACTACCTACACAAGGGCCAAATAACTTTGTTATCTTGGTATCTGGTGATAACCAAAAAGGCCAAGATGATTACTATGTTAAGTTTAGTAGTAACACAGCAAACGGTAATCCAGTATGGAAAGAAACACTAAAGGGCGGCATAGAAACAACCATTGATTCTGCCACCATGCCTCACACTCTAACCTATAACGGTACTGCTTATACACTAGGCACTCAGACTTATGAGGATAGGAAAGTAGGGGATGATGGTACTAACTCGTTTCCATCATTTGTAGGCGAGAAAATCAATGATGTATTCTTTCACAGAAATAGACTTGGCTTCCTAGCAGATGAGAATGTTATCTTTAGTGAAGCTGGAGAGTACTTCAACTTCTTTAACAAAACAGTATTAACGCTTGTAGATAGTGCGCCTATTGATGTTGCGGTATCTAATAATCAAGTTTCTATCCTTAGACATGCTGTACCGTTCAATGAAAGCCTTGTGTTATTCTCTGACTTCTCTCAGTTTCGTTTATCAGCAGAACAGTTACTTACCCCTGAGACAGTCTCTATTGATGTTACAACACGCTTTGAAGCCAGCCTAGTAGCTAAGCCTACTGGCGCAGGTAAGTATGTGTACTTCCCAACTAAGAAGGGTGCGTTCTCAGGACTCCGTGAGTACTATGTAGATGTAGACACTGAGACTAATGATGCCTCAGAGATAACAGCACACATTCCTAACTATATTGCAGGGACTGTTAAGAGTATGGCCTCATCTTCTAACGAAGACATGGTTATCCTTATAACTGACGATGACCCTACTGTAGTCTATCCTTACAAGTTCTTCTATCAAGGTAACGAAAAACTACAGTCTGCTTGGTCACAGTGGAAATTCTCTGGAAGTGTACGCTTCATGGAGTTTGACCAATCTGATATATTCTTTGTCACACAGTATGGGCCAGTGGTAGCTCTAGAGCGCATGAACCTATCTTTGGATGATGCTCTAGCAGACACTTCCACATTCCCTGTGTTGTTAGATAGAAGAGTTAAGCTGACAGGCAGTAACACCCTTCCCTACACAGACGCTACAGCAATATATGTTACATCAGCAGGTGCTATAGTATCTGCTTCGGCTGCAGCAACCTTCCAGTCAGGAGGGGGTACAGTGTATGCAGGTGTCCCTTATAACCTAACGTATCGTTTCTCACAGCAAGTGTTCCGTAACCAGAAGCAACCTATTACTACTGGCAGGCTTCAACTAAGAAACATGGCTGTGGTTTATGCTGATACAGGCTTCTTTAATATAATCACAGTTCCTCATAAAAACTTACCAGTTGCTTCGCGTACTACTTACACTCGTGCATTTACTGGTAGGGTAGTAGGAAGCGGAACAAACATCTTAGGTACTGTTCCTTTAGACACAGGAACCTATCGCTTTGGCCTACAAGCAAGCGCACAGAATGCACAGATTGAAATCCAGAGTAATAGCCACCTACCCTGCTCTTTCCAGAGTGCAGAGGTAGAAGCTGAATTTGTACTAAGGTCACGGAGAATGTAAATGGAAGGCCATTATAGACCGTTCAATGACGAAGATATTACTAGCGTAGCTTCAAACATGTGTGAGGCTGATATATTAGAGTTACAGTTGTCTGATGGCCTTTCCCCTTTTGACGCACTAACTAGAGCCTGCAAAGAGTCTACAGAGGCTTACACTATTGTAGGCTCAGATGGTGAGTTACTAGGTATGTTTGGTCTAAGCTATGTAGATGACCTTGTAGGAAGCCCTTGGATGCTCTCTACAGGCAAGCTTTCTAATTACTATGTAAAGTTCCTACGCCAGAGCAGGCAGTGGGTAGAGGACGCTAACAACCGTAGGGGCGTGTTAGTTAATTATGTCCATGCTGAGAACGATAACGCCATTAAATGGCTTCGCTTTCTAGGATTTAGCTTCATTCGTAAAGTCGGGTATGGAGCAAGTAACGCTCCCTTTTACGAATTTGTGAGGATTAAATAATGTGTGAACCAGCAACCGCTATGGCTATTGCCTCTGCAGGTCAGAAGTACATGGAACACGAGACTGCTGTAGATAACTACGAAGCAACTATTAATACTAACTATAACAATCGTGTTAGTGCTGTCACTTCCAGAGACTTATCTATCAGCCAAGCTCAAGTAAAAAATGAGCAAGAGCAGGGTGCAATAACGGATAGGAAGTTCGATAACGTAATAGCTGCCCTCAGAAACTCTGAGACATTTAAGACTGCCTCCGGGGAAGATAATATCCTTGGACGGTCTGTTGACCAAGCATTGGGTTCTCGCGTGGCTGAGGGTCTTCGTAACGACACCAAGCTAACTGTGCAGGGCAACATGATAAACCAACAAGCTAGAATGGATGCTTTAGAAATTGAAGCACGTCTTAATGGACGCTTAGCACAGATTGTAGACCCTAATCCTCCAAGTGTTGAAGAAGCTGTTATCGGTATGGCTACGTCTGCTTACTCAGGTAAAGCGTCAGTTGATGCAGTAAATCCAAATATGACATGGGGCGATGTATTCGCATAGTTAGGAAAAGTTATGGCATCTAAAAGAAGTCAGGTTCAGAGTAACCTACAAACAATAACAGCCAACCAGCCTGTAGCTAGAGTAATAGATACATTCGCACCAGCGGCGGCACCAGCTAAAGTAACCACAACTAAGATGAATATCGTAGAAGACTTAGTAGGGTTCTTTGAAACAAAAGCTAAATCTGCTGAAGCAAAACGTAAGAAAGAGCTTGAGGCTCTGGAGAAGCAACAGTCAGATGAAGTGACTACAGCTTTTATGGAAAACCCTGATGAGTTTGCAGAAAACTTACGTCTAGGAAAGTACCAAAACCTTACTTCCACTGCCCAGCTTTTAGCCGCCGAGCATATGGGAACAAGGTTAGCTCGTCAGTATAATGTTTATCTTAGTGAAGAATATGCAAAAGCAGGTCTTGATAAGAGTGATGATGCTGGAGCTTTCTTTGAGTTTGAAAACAAAATGCGTACTCAGTTCATCCAAAATAATGGAGATGCCTTTACTAAACCGGGTGTATCTGCAGGATTTGCTGGTAAGTTCAGACAGTATATACAAAGCTTAGACTCAACCCACACTTCAACAGCTAACAGTAATCTTAAAACAAAACACGAATTAGGTTTTAAGGATGAGATAACAGCCAACATTGATGGTGTGTTAAGCGGTAACATTAAAGCTACAGATTTTGGAAGTAGTATCAGGCTTGCACAGGATGATGCAAAGCTTGGTTACAGCTTCGATAACAATACAGCTAACTCTCTAACCACAGATGCACTAATTGCATACTCTGAAAACAGTACTAACTTAACGTATGAGCAAAGACGTGAAGTACTAAGGTTAGGACAGTTTATTCAGACAAGTCCGGGCAGTAGTCTAAGTGGTACTAGAGAAGCAGGTTTTAAAATAGGTAAGGCACTAGTCGCTATTGATACAGAAGAAGAGAGAGCAGTCGATAGGGAAACTAAGGTATACAGAGACAAGAAGCTTATAGTCACTGATAATATAACTACCAAGTTCCAAGCAGCCTTAGTAGCAAATGCAGATGTAGATTTATCTACTGTATTAACTGCAGATGACCTTGCATCTGCAAAAGAGTTTTACCCTAGTTACTTAAAAGACTTCGCAGTTTTACAGAATTTTTTCCAGACAGAATCTACTGAATCTTTAAAGGGTATGGAAATTATTTCACTAAGGCAGGAGCTATCGGGTGCTACAAGCCGCGAAGACGGCATGAAAAAGCTAAATTCTATGGTTAGTTCAGATAAATTAAAAGGTGATGCAACTGTCTTTGGTACATTGTTTGCCCAAGTACAATCAATCCCACTTAGTAAAGATGCAAAAGCTCCAAAGCCTTTCTCTACTGATGCTTATTTCAGACTTAGGTATAGCCAGCTTGGGGGTGTTGTAACCGATACAGGTAGTATTGTAACAACTGCACAACTTCCAGAACCAGTGAACAGAAGGTTAGTTAGCTTTTCTAACGAATTTATTAATCTATACCTATCCCCAGAGTACGCAACAATGTCTGAGGCAGATAAAAATAAAGAGGTATTAGAGTTATTTAACACTGCACGAGATTTACAATAGGAGTCACGAATGGCTGAGCCAGATATTGCTACATCTGCGGATGAAGAGCAAAACCTTGGTATTATAGATACAGTTGCCTCCAACATTGCAGAGATACCCGAAGCTGTGGCTCAAGGGGCTGTAAAAGGTATTGCTGAAATTGATGATAAAGTTAATGCCGTTACTGGCGATGCATTAAATACTGTTAATGAATGGGTAAACGAAAACCTATTTGACTTTGGCAACATAGGTACAGATGAAGATGGCGGTATTGTCTACTATCGTGTAGCTGAAGCCATGAAGCAGGCAAAAGAACTTGGATTAGAGAATGAAGAGTTTGATGCCTACGTTAAAGACAAGGCACAGAAGGTAAACCTTACTGACGGTGTTAAGACATTCACAGGAAACATGACAGCAGGTCTTGCTCAGTTTGCTATGGGTTGGATACCAGCTAATCGCGTCTTGAGTGTAGTAAATACATCTACAAGGGTAGGTAAAACAACGAAGCTTATGGCTGAGGGTGCTGGCGCAGAGCTGCTTGCTTTTGATAAACATGAAGAACGGTTATCTAACCTTATTCAAGAGTATCCTACATTAGAAAACCCAATCACAGAGTTTCTAGCCGCTGACCCAGATGATGGAACAGCTTTGGCAATACTCAAACAAGCAACAGAAGGTGTACTTACTGAGGTTGCTTTCTTACCATTGATAGCAGGATTAAAAGCTATCAGAGCTAACCGTAGAAACTTTGACGAGACAGATGAGCTAGTTGCAGAAGCTGTTGCAGAGGCTGAGACATTAGTTCCACAATTAGGAAACGATGTTGATGAAGCTATGGCAGCTTGGGAGGAAGCAAACCAAGCCATCGTTAAATCGCACGATGAAGCGGCTACACTGCCCAGCCCAGACAAACAGAAGAAACGTGCAGAAGGACGAAGCGAAGCTGTTGTCGCAATGACTGATGACCAAGTTTCCGACTTGCAGTCTAGAGGCGGTGCTATCACACAGACTAATGAACAGATGATAGCATCAGCTAAAATCTCTATTGGTCAGCACTTAACTAAGTATGGCGATAACACAGAACAGGGTATTCAAGATTGGATTACACGGTTTGGTGGTGATGTAGTAAGAGCAAGAAAGACTCTAGCTCGTGCTGTGGTACTTGCTGATGTTGCAGATGTTAATTTTGGGACTGTGCTTAGTAAGTATGAGGCAGGCGATGCGTCTTACGCAGAGCTAACTAATGCTTTTAAGCAAGTTGTAGCCTCAGTTAACGTGGCTCGTGGAGGTTTCTCTGAAGCTGGTCGTATGCTTGAATTTTCTAAAGTTGTTGATGGTTGGAATATAAACACCCTAGACACTGCTATCAAAGCAGGGACAGCTTTGAAAAGTAATCTCAAGGGACGTAAGAAATTTTACGCTGAGATGGCTAAGTACGGTATCCAAATACAGAACGCTGGGTCTGCTGGCATCGGTATGATTAACGAGTTGTTCATCAACTCTATTCTATCAGGCTTTAAAACTCACGCTGTTAACGTAGGCTCTAACACCTACACCATGCTGACCATGCCTATGGAAAAAGCTATTGGTGCAGCCATCAAAGGCAATCGTACTGACATGATGAAAGCCTTGAGGATGTATCAGGGCTTTGCATATGGAAGTTTAGCATCTGCAAAGGGAGCGTTTGGCGCACTTAAAAGTGGACAGACTAAACTAGATGCTGACTACTCCATCATGGAAGATGGTAAAATGGTCAAGGAAGGGTACATCCCTCTTTGGGCTGGTGGTGGTATCATCCGCGCACCTACACGCCTACTTGCTGCTGAAGACGAGTTCTTCAAGCAGGTTAACTTTCGTGCCTTTGTTTACTCAGAAGCAGTAACAGCAGGACGTGCGCTTATCAAGCGAGGTGAGATTAATCCTCTCACAGATGCTCCTTACACAAAAGCTGACCTAGCCAAGTATGTGGATGTTGAAGTCGAAAAGGCTGTCAACATCCAGATGGACCAGGCAATGAACGGCACAAGAAGTGATGATGTTTTAGCTCCTACTGCAGACGAGGCCATCCAATATGGACGTACTGTTACCTTTACTCAGGGATTAGATGGAAAAGTATCTCAGGGTATTAGTAAGGCTGTCACAGACTTTCCTATCCTGCGTCAGATTAACCCATTCGTTAGAACCCCTCTTAACCTACTATCATACACAATACAGAGAAGTCCTTTGTTTTTGTTATCAGGCCGCTGGCGTAGGGACTTTATGGCTGGTGGTACACGTCAAGGTGAGGCTATTACACGAGCAAGTGTAGGCGGTGGATTAGCTTATTATTTCTACAACCTAGCAGTTGAAGATAAGATAACTGGCTCAGGCGAAACGCTTTCTACAGACCAACTAAAAGGTCTGCAGGACATTGCAGGATACGATAAGAACTCTGTCATTACTGAAGAAGGCTACGCTAATGTACAGCGTCTGTCCCCTGCCCTAGACCTTATGACCATTATGGCATCCATACATGAACTTAATAAGTTTGGTAATAAAGATGCTGCTGATGAGATGGCTATGGGAGTAACTATGGTCATCACAGAGATGATGCGTGATAAGTCATTCATGCAGGGTATTGATGATTTCTTCAATGCTATTGATGACCCTGAGCGTTACGGTACGTCTTACATGGCTAACCGCGCAGGTGCTTTAATACCTTACTCTGGACTACTAAAGTCTATTAACCAAGAGCTTAATGACCCTAAGAATAGAAAGATACGCACAGTTCTTGATGGGTTCTATCGTAACACTCCGGGACTGTCTGACGAGCTTGACCCTCACTACAATATTCTTGGTGAAGAAAAGTTTATCCCTGAGTTCTATGGGGCAGATATGGCATCTCCTGTTGGTTGGTCTGAATTAAAAGATAACCCATTAGCTGATGAGTGGATGTCTGCTTTAGAAAACGGACTACCCTACAACGTAGGGATGCCCCCTCTTAACAAAGATGGTATTGACCTGACTGATAGAGCGTTTGCCACAGATAGAGAGGGTAACCCTCTAGACCCTGAGCTTAGCCGTGGCACAGCCTATGGAGAGTGGATGCGGAGAACTGGTCTTATTAAAGTAGGCTATGTAATCAATGGTAAAGTTATCAGTAAAACCCCAGTAAGTCTGCGGGATGCTCTTACACTCCTAGTTCAAGACCCTAGCTTTCAAAACGATGGCACAGGTAATATACGAATTGGGGATAGGGTTTACGAGGGTAGTAAACAAGAACTCGTCAAACAAACCATCAAAGATTACCGCAAAGTCTCATGGGATTTAATGGTTGGGCAAGACCCTTATTCCACAAGAGCAGGTGTATTTGGAGAGGATGATGTTCTTTACGAGGTAAAGGGCAAGCCACCCAAGCAATTTAAGGATTTTCCTGTCTACCAGAAATTAGCGATAGCCTATTGGACAAATAATAGAGCTAAGGGCTACTTCGCCAAAACACAAGAAGGCCAAGACTTTATGAAAAGTCGTGCGACACAACTTAATAGCGTACTCACAGGAGGCACTAACTAATGGCTGAATCCATAGTCACCTTCCCAAATATAGGCTCATCACAATCAAGCTTTTCATTCTCATTCGACTACATAGCAGCGACTGATATTGATGCTTTTGTTGAAGGTGTCTCTGTATTTGCAAACAATGCCTCCACAGGTACAGCAGTTGGAGGAAACACCTACACAGTAGCATTTAGCTCTGGTGGGTCTAAGACACTTACATTCTCCCCGGCTGTACCGCAGGGAAGTACAGTACGAATTGAGAGAAACACTGCTCTTACAACAAAGGCAGTGGACTTCTCTGATGGTGCTGTTCTTACTGAGGTAGCATTGGATTCCGCTATTGACCAGTTGTTCTTCGCTACTCAGGAATCTAACGATAAAACTAACGAGTCAGTTAAAGTAACCGCAGATGGTAAGTTTGATGCGCTGTCTAAGGTTATTAAGAATGTACCTAACCCAACTAATGCACAGGATGCAGCTACAAAAAGTTATGTAGATACAGCAGATGCAGCACTAGTTAGTACAGCAGTCAACCAAGCGACATCAGCCGCTAACACCGCCGTTGCTAATGCAACAGGTGCAATCATTCCTGATGCTACTAAGCTGGCTATTCATCCAGTTAACTCACAGTACACACTGTCTGATGGCACAACTGTAGACTACTCAGCAAAGCATTACCAAAGTGTAGCTTCAGCTTCAGCAACAACTGCTGGTGATAGTGAGACTGCGGCTGGATTGTCAGAAACCAATGCTCAAAACTGGGCAGTTAAGACTGACGGTTATGCTGAAGGAAGTCTAGGTTATTCATCTAAAGCATGGGCAATAGGTGATACTGGCGGTGTAAGTAACACTACTGGTGCTGGCCCTGCTAAAGATTGGGCTACTGAAACAACCACTACTGTAGACAATAATGAATATTCAGCAAAAGAATATGCTATTGGCGCACAGCGTAGAGGACAGGCTAACGGTGGTTCTGCGAAAGACTGGGCTACCTACGTCAATGGTGAGGACACTGTTGATGGTACTAGCAAGTCAGCTAGGTATTGGGCGCAAAAGGCACAGGACTCTAAGACAGAGTTTTCCAACATATACCACGGTGAAGCTGCCAACGCTCCTACTGGTTCTCAGGTAGGTGCTGGCGACCTTTGGTTCGACTCAGGTAATAACGTCTTAAAATACTATAACAACGCTGGTGAATGGGTAGCGATTGCGGCTGTAGATACATCCAACTTTGCATCAACATCCTTTTCATTGGCTATGGCAATCGCGCTTTAAGGAGTAACAAATGGCTAACACTAAATTTACAAGATACGCCATGTCTGGTGTAGGCACTGCTGATGCGTCTGCTCCTAATGGTGTTGATTTCAATACTACAGATACCGTTGTAGGTATCCACCTTGCTAACAGAGTAACTAACTCAATCCTAGTTGATGTCTACATAACAGACTACAACGATGACAACGATGACGACCCTTCAAACAACACTAAGTACTACCTTGTAAAGGGTGCGCCTATTGCCGCTGGCGGTGCGTTGCAAATCTTAGATGGTGGAGCAAAGTTAGTCGTTAAAGACGGTGACCGTTTATGGGTCAAGTCAGATACTGCAAGTTCATTAGACGCATGGGTGTCTGTTGTTGATGACATCAGTGACCCTGTATAGAGGAGTAGACAATGGGATATGTAGGTAATCAAACTACAACTGCGTTTACTTCAATGGATAAGCAGGACATCACAGGTGATGGCACACCAAACTATACGCTCTCTCATTCTGTAGCCAATGCTAACGAGATTGAAGTATTCGTGAATAACGTCCGTCAGGAGCCTACAGTGGCTTATAGTGCCTCTGGTACTACGCTGACGATGACAGGCAACGTAGCAAGCACAGATGACTTCTACGTTGTGTATCAAGGTAAAGCGGTGGGTACGATTGTGCCGCCAGATGGCAGTGTTACATCAGCCAAACTAGACACAAACATTGAAGTTTCTGGAATATTAACAGAGCCTAACAAAGAATACTTCCAAGTTAATCTAACAACTTCCCAAGCTGGTATTGCAGATGCAACACAAGCCACTGTTGATTTTGGTGGTAGCGGTACAGTTCAATATGACACTAAATCTAACTTTGATTCAAGCAACGATGCTTATTTGTTAGATAGTTCTTCTGGTGTTTATTTAATTTCTTTTTCTGTGGGTATATCCTCAGATGCCATCAATACAGAAGTTCTTGAAGATGCTGGCGCACAAGTTGAAGTAGCAACAGATGGCTCAACATTTACTGGTTTGTTTGGCGCAAGTTATCGCCCTAATGATGATGATGGTGGTGCGGGTGGTTCAGTACATCTTTCAGGAACATCTATTTACAAAGCTACAACAGCTACAACAAAACTTAGGCTCGCTGTGATAGCTGATACGAATGGTGGTGCTACCTATGAGGTAAGGCGTGGTGTAAACGCAAATATGCAAAGTTTAACATTTTCAACTGATACAGGACACATTTGTTATTTATCAGTAGTGAGGATAGCGTAATGGCATTAAGTAAAATACAATCAGAGTCCGTCAACCTAGCCGATAACTTTGCGTTTAGTGGAACTGTTAGTGGGGCTGGTGGTTTAATACCGCTAAGTACAGTTACAATATCTTCTCCAACACCAAATATAACCTTTGATAATCTTAGCACTGATTACGACACCTATATGTTCTTTATAGAGGCACACCCATCTAATAATAATGTTTCTTTGTACTCAAGATTTCTTAATAGTTCTGGTGTAGAAATAAACGGTAGTAGCGACTATGGTTATTATCTTGACCAAGATGGAACTGCGCTTAGTTCAGACGGCACGTTTTCAATGCGTCTATCTAATTCAACGGGTAATAATTCTTACGAAGGTTATCGTGGTGTCTTAACTTTGCAAGGTAGAAACTACGCTGTGGACACCTCAGTAAAACCGCCGCAAGTTAGCGGCACTTATTCTATTACAAATGGCAGTACTTTGTTAAGTGGCGGCGCATTTTATGGTGGTTTAAATGCCTCAGCGGTAGCTACCATTCGAGGCTATAGGTTTTTCTTTAGTGGTGGCAATATTGAAAAAGGTAAAATATCAATCTATGGAGTGACACAACCATGAATAAAATAGTTGTTGATTTTGCGGTAAGTTCATCTCCACAAATCGTTGAGTTAAGCACAGAAGAAGTTGCCTCTCGACAAGCAGAAGAACAAGCATGGGCAGACGGACAAGCAGACCGTGACATTGCGGAACTACGCACAGAGCGTAACCGCCTGTTAGCTGAGACAGATTACTTTGGTAACTCAGACGTAACAATGAGCGAGGCTATGACTACATATCGTCAAGCTCTCAGAGATATAACAAACAGTGCTACATCGCTTGATGATGTCACTTGGCCGGAGAAACCGTAATGCCCTATATAGGTAAAGCCCCTCTTGCGGGTAAGTTCCAAATCGTTTCTACATCTGCTGTTAGTGGTGAACCTGCTAAGTTTTCTATGACTGTAAACAGTGCGGCCTTCAAGCCAGCAACAGCGGAGCAGTTAATTGTATCAGTCAACGGTGTGACACAAGCACCTGTTAGTGCCTATAGTGTATCAGGAAGTAACATCATCTTCTCTGAGGCACTTAGCGCATCTGACAACATCGACTACATACTAGCCCTTGGCGAAGTAGCTAACACAGTAACCCCAACAGACGGTTCAGTAGATGCTAACAAACTCTCGTCAACAATAAGCCGTGGTGGTGCAGCACACATCAGGGTCAACCCTAACAGCCTTACAGTAGACACAACGATTGCAAGTGGTGAGAACGCTTTAGTAGCAGGACCATTTACACTGAGTGCAGAGTTGACTGTTAATGGCACATTCACGGTGGCTTGATATGAGTAAACTTTATGTAAATGAAATAGCCAGTAAAACTGGTTCAACTACAGCCATGACGATTGATAGTTCGGGGCGTGTGTTACAGCCAGCACTGCCAGCCTTTCGTGCGTACGGACAAGATGCTTCGTGGACCGATTATACGGATGGTCAAATACTTACATTTAAAAACGCAAGTACAGGTGATTACTTTAACCAAGGCGGTCACTTCAATGAAAGCACATACAAGTTCACTTGCCCTGTTAATGGTGTGTACCTCTTTGGGTTTAGTTTGTATGTGATGGAAAACGATAGTAACGGTTCGTTTACTTTGTACAGAAATGGAACTGAATTGAGTAATGGGTTCAAAATCCAAACTGGCGATAACAGCACTACAGATAGAACATTCAGCGCAACGTGGACATTATTGTGTTCTAGCGGAGATACGATTGCGGTTCATTGTAAAAGCGCAATGGATGTCTATGGACAGTTCTCGCAATTTCACGGTCACTTAGTAGGATAGGAGGATAGCATGGCTTCAATTATCGGAGTGAATGAACTCCAACATACTAACGGTACAACAGCGGCTACGATTGATAGCAGTGGGCGTAT